GATATGGTGATTGTGGCACAGATATACTTTCAGACCATATTCTTCAGAGTTCTTCCGGTTCGTCCCTCCAAACACGTGATGTTCGTCCAGGATCCTGTGTTCATTCCAGTTATCATGTAACATCACACAAAGATAACAGGTTCTACTGCCTTTGCTATGTAGAACACTGGCCGGATGGCGCATTCTCTTTTTCTTACTTTTCTGTTTCGGAAATAACATTTCGCCCCTTTCCGGGGAGGTCAGGGCCTCCCCTTATGTATTTGTGATATATTCGGATTTTCGATAACACCCATTTTCATGTGAGGATTTTATCCTCTGATTGTTTCATACAGTTTCTTCTTTTCATTGTATTTCATTGCTACCGGCTGCCCGCAATCTATGCAATTCAGATCGAACATTCTTTCTGTTTCATTTGTGAGATATCGAAGATGTTCTCCGCATTCGCAGTGAAGGAATGCAAGCTTCAGATCTTTCAGTTCTGTTCGCTCCCCGCATTCTGCGCATTTGTAAAAGCTCAGTCCTGTCTTCGTGAAAAAGCTCTTTTCTGCTCCACATTTACACCGGATATGCAGAAAGCCGGAATACTTTTTCTCTTCGTTATACATGATCCTGCGCGATTCCTCTACTTTTTTTTCTGAGCCTTTCGCAGCTGCCGGAACGCTCTGAACCATCTCCATTACTTTCTCTTTAAAATCAGGATCCTCGATTGCCGGTACGTCGATCAAAAATGTATATTTCTTCAAAATCTCATTCAGTGATCGGAATGTATGCCTCGCAGCATTTTCTCTTTCAACTGCTGCCAGCACCCGCTTTCCAGCTAACACCTTTTTCAGGGCCATTTCCAAATTTGTTTCCTGTAACATATTTCCCTCCTTATCCCATCACGCTTGCCAGGAACGTTTTCTGCTCTCTGGCAGCTTCTTTCTTCCGGATGCTTTCTTCCGGCATCTGAAGCTCTATGCTTGTTTTGATAATCCGGTCTCTGGTTCTTGCATCCACGTTTAACGCATCTGTGCTCATGTTTGATGTGTAGATTGTGATGTTTCCGTCTTCCATGCGCTTATTAACCAGCCGGAAGATCTCCTGCCTGTGCCAGTCCTTGTCTGCCTGCGCTCCGATATCGTCAAGAACCAGTATCCCGCACTCACGGTAGATCTGGCTCGGATCTTCTTCTCCACGTTCGCGTTTATAGCTGTTTCCTACAGCGTCTATGTAGTCCGGAGCTGTGACAAAACGCATTGACAGGTTATATTTCATCATCACGGACTTGGCCAGGCAACAGGCCAGGAAAGTCTTTCCGCTTCCAGGTGTCCGGCTCCACAGATACAACCCTTTTCCTGCCATCTCCCATTTCTGAAAATGGTCCAGGAAGTTATGACACAGATCCTGCATCTTCCCCATGTCGTGTGAATAAATGTTAAAGTCAAACTTTGTCAGATCTGCATCATGATATTCCTTCGGAGTGCCTGTTCTGTCTTCACCCCGGAACTGCCCTCTGCACTTTGAACATCTTTGCGCAAATGTAATTTCCTCCGGAAGACCGTAATCAACAACAGTTGCTGTGTACAGCTCCCAGCCTGTCCCGTGGCACACTGGACACTCACCAGAGTCGGACTGAATTTGCTGGTTCTGATTCATCCTTCACCCCTCCCTGATCTCTTGGATCGTAGTTCCCGTCAAGCACTTTCGCCATGTTAGAATCGCAAATCATCCAGTCAAAAGTAGCTGACCAGTTACGTTTGTTGGCTCCTTTCATGAAGTCAGAAGCTTCTGCTTTTTCAAACAGTTTTCGGAAGTCGTCAAGAGTATATCCTGTCTTCAATCTGGCATTGATCGCCTTTTTTCTTGCATCAGACATCTTTACCAGGCGGGGATACGACCCACAAACGGAATTGTATAATTCACGAATCGTGGCGTAGATGCTGCTTTCCGGAGTTCTACTCTCATAATCTCCTTTAGGAGATTTATTATATTCTTCCCTTCTTTCCTTCTTTCCTTCTTCTATTGTTGCCACTTGACTGCCACCTGACTGCCCGTTGACTGCCACTTGACTGCCACCTGACTGATACTTATCATAGTTTTTTATTGTAATTATGCTGAATTTCGGGTGTCGGTTGACTGCCACCTCGCCTGTATTTTCCAGATGTTTTAGTGCCGTTCTCACATTCTTAAGTGTGAGGCCAGTTTCCAGAGCAAGATTCTGCTGAGATGTGACAAACGATCCTCTCGGAACGTCTGTCCCCTGGAACCTTCCAGGCTTCCAGTTCGCTTTTAAAAGGATATGTAGGAACAGCACCTTGGTGTTGATGTCGGTGTACCATTCCCATTCAAGGATTTTCCTGCTGATCTTCACATAATCCATAACCAGCCTCCCATTCCCCGTATAACTGCATCCAGTCCTCTAATGTCATAGTTACAAGCCATTCACAATGATTCTTGCGGTGGAACACAGCTGGAAGTTCATCCGACTTTCTGTCTCTCTTGGCCTGGTCTATTGCATCGTATATGTTAAGACGCTCTCTTCTCTTAACTTCGATATGGATGCCAGGAAGGCCAACTACATCCGCATCACCGTTTGCTCCGCTGTACTGCTGGCCTCTCCTGGCTTTTTTATACCCGTACCCCCGGAGTATACTCGCGACTTCCCGCTCTCCAGTAGCTCCTTTATTTCTACTGTTCATGCTTCACTCCTATTCCGTATTGCTCATATAATTTCCGCTTCTCAAATGGTGTCATGATCTCACTATCTGGGATTCCGGAATATCTGCATTCTTCAATCAGCCCGCTGATCAGTCTGGCCATCTCTTCTGTGTTGTAGGTACTAGAACCCCTCAGAAGGAGATACACACGCTTGGTTTCACCTTTCATGATCGTGACCTTTGGAGATAATGCCAGGTGATACTCCATCTTGTTCAGGACTTCTCTTTCTGCCTGATCCGTGTCAGGAAGGGGAATGGCAATCAGCTGTCCCTCCACTTGTTCATACTGTCCGTAGTCCCTTAACATCCGGTTGTGAGCTTCTGCATTACTCCAGCCATGAATTCTTGCCAGCTTAGTCAAAAGGCACCAGTAATAGGCATTTGCATCCAGGGAACGCTTTTCTTTGTGCTGCTTCAGTTTTACGTCTATATCTTTACCGGAGAAGATTTGAGCTGCTTCTGCAACATTTTGATCCGTAGAAAATGTAAGATTCCATTTCCCGGTTACGATATCCCGGAACGCTGAAGAAATCTTTCCTTTAAATTCCATTAATCATCACCATACTTCTCTTTTAAAGCGTTCAGCATATTGCCTGCATCGGTTTCTGTAAGGTTCTCCCATGTTTTTCCATTAGACCGGATCCAGTAATCCAGATTGATCTTATGTTTCTGGCCAAGACTTTTTATGGTCTTAAGTTGCGCAGGCGTAGCAAGTGGATCCTCGCCCGGGATTTCACTGCTAAATGGCCTGTGTTCCTCCTTCAGCCAGAGATTGAAACCCAGCCCTGTATGTATGGCCACACATTTCACAAAGGAACGGCACATACTGTTCCATACCCTCTGCTGACTCATGGAATTGTCTTTTACCGGATTAGTTCCATTCATCACTGGGGATTGCATGATATATTCCATATCATCGATCACCACTTTGATCCTGGTTTCGTAAGTCCTGTTTGTTACGCCGTTCTTGTCCGTAAAAACAACGTCCGAATAATAAAGGCTACCTCCCGTCCGTTCATTCGGAATTGGAACAAAATAAACCTTTTCAGCACCATTCTCATGAAGAATATCGATGCACTTTGCCCAGTTCAGATACAACATGCCATCACGCTTCTCGCAATACGGAAGAACGTCAATCTTACGCATTTCAGCAAATTTCTTTAGCATCTAAGAACCTCCTCAAAAAAGCAATATAGATTATCTGATCCATCTCCTCTCGCTGGATTCTGTTTGCCGTTTGGAAAGATTCCGCCAGCGCAATGATATTCGAGATGGTTCAGATACATGTCCGTGTTCTCCCAGTCAAGAATGTACGCTTTCCGCCTGTTCAGCTCCTCCAGAAGCTCGTTCACTGTCGTTATCAGTTCCATTGTCGGCAGGAGCTTCAACTCTGTCTGATTCAACATTTAACGGGCACCTCCCATCTATCAGAAGTTCTAGTAAGAAAGTCTTGATTATTTTGAGACTTTCACGACTCTCTTTCTCGTAAAATGGATTAAAAGATACGCTCTGATACAAATCCCATTTAAATTTGTCTTCGGGAAGATTAACATCTTCCTTCCTTTTAAGTGCACATACACTCATGCCATAAATTGAATAATTGAACGAGGCGTTTGCTGTCGGAACTTCATTTGCAACTCTTTTACAGAGTTCGTAAATTTCGTCAATCTCTTTCTTATACATTTTCATTCTCCTTTCCCTCTGTCGTATCAATATCCCAGAGAATTCCATATACGATTGTTGTATTCATCACCGCCGCAAAAAGCTGTCTGCCCGATCCGTCCCACTGCCAGAACGGAAGGAACGTGGAAAAGCTCCCGATCAGTGCGGCACAGATGATATTTTTCAAGTTATTCACTGATACCTCCTATGATCCACGCAAGATTGCTTGCCACCAGTGCGGCGACTGTCACAATCCATGCTGTGAACCATCTCCTTGACTTTTTCTTGCTTTCCTCGACAATCTCAGTAGCAAGTGCTACTTCGATGTCAGCCCATGTTGGCTGATTTTCGTTTTTAATTTCACTCATATCGTGCTAATTTCTCCTTATTTGTCTTTACAATTAGCAGATAGAGGCTTATAATTAACCTGTATCCACTAAAGCACTTTAGTGGGTGCAAAGCTCCGGGGTGGAGGTGTCGGCTCCCTCCGGGGCACTCACTTATTGAGAGCAGCCTTGCCTTTCCAGACATGTCCGGTCACTTCATAGACTTTCCTAGGGCTTATGATGTATGTGATCCTGCCACCGGAAAGGCTTTTTGCTGGCTTGTTATTCTGGATAGCAGTCCCGATCGGCAGCCATCCGTATACAATTCCTGCTCGGATTGATGTTGCAGGAAGTCCGATCAGCTTGCTTGTATCAGATACGCTCATACTCTCTGATGAAAACTCTGGCATCTGTGGAATGCCTGATATGATTCTCGCAACCTCTGCGGCGAACTGATGAACTTCTGCATTTTCTTTGATGTAAGTATCAATTTCGCTCATTTTATGCTCCTTTCTTACTTTCTTTCTGGTCGGAATCGTCTTTCTTCTCAGAAAAACTTTCCGTCTTGCCAAGAATGTATCCTTTGTCAAACTCTGACATATTAGGAATCGCGTTTTTCAGCTTTTCAACGATTCTTTTTTCTTTTTCAGACATGCACTCACTCCTTTCTTGTGATATACTCTCCTACGAAAGGAGAGATGTTATGGAAATTTCTGGTTCACAAATCAAATTGTTAAAACGTCTTTATAAAACTGATATACCGTTGTCTGATTTTTCCGAATCGGAAAAAGGAGAAATAGAATATCTTGGGAAACGCGGGTTCATTAAATACAGTAAAGAAGATACTGATTCAAGAATCACACCAACCATTGTCTGCATTCAGTCAGCTGGAAAAGCTTTTTATGATTCTTATGCAAGAGACCGCAGACGGTGGTATATCCCTGTTGTTCTGTCCGTTGTTGCCATCGTAATTAGCTTATTTGCACTGTACAAATCTGGACAGGTAATCAATGTTTACATTGACGAAAACAAAATGAATACGGTCGCAGCTGAGAATCCTCCAGCAAATGCAGATAACAAATAGGGGAAATTCGGATATCTGTAAATGATTGGTAATCCGTCACCATACTTGCGCAACGCTCTGTGTGCTTGCCTAGCCATTTTCCCATGTGAATAATGAGGGTCACTATTTATGGAATCCAAGATTTCCCATTTTGTCATGTTGTCATATTTTGACGGTGTTCTGTGGAACATTTGTTTTCACCTCCATGTTACGAACTTTCTTTCTGTGTCTTGCCAGAATCATCTGTCTTATCAGCATTCTTATACTTGGCAATTGTCTCGCCAACACCGAGGAAATATCCCTTGTCAAACTCTGACATATTGGGAACTGCCTTGGTTATTGATTCGAGAATCTTCTTTTCTTTCTCAGACAATGTATTCACTCCTTTCTTACGCGTTTTGATTCTTCAAAAGCAACTAAGTCGCTTTCTGATACTCTGTAACCAGAGCCGTTCAGATTGATTGCCGGAAGCTGTTTATTCCGTATCCATCTCCACACGGTAGGAACTTTCACGCTATATCTCTGAGCGATTTCTTCACAAGTGTAAAGACGTTCCAAAAAAATCACCCCCTACTTATTTTTAGTTGCGTTTACCACTTATTTGTGTTATCCTAGTTAATGCCTATTGGCAAAGGAAAGGAGTGGTTATCATGACCCAACTTTTGAATTTGCCTGTTCCCTTTGCTTTTAATCCGTCCATACTGATACCTCGACAGTCAAAACAGGTCAAAGACGGCTCTGATTGTTTTGTCAGCGATTAGGCATGTTGCAGAACCAAGACTGCGAAAGTGACAAGGTGCTTCAAGAAGCATTTGGTCTCGTCAGATGTGGCGTCAGCCTGCAAAGTACATAGGGTAAACAAATTTGGTAAAGAGCTGTTAGGGACGAGACCCCTAGCAGTTTCTTTTTATTTAATAGACGCCTTGTTTCTATCGGATTGTGGTAAACGCTCAAGGCTTTGTGTTACCTTGTGTTATTATAATATCTCACTCAGATAGATTTGTCAAGCGTAAATCTCACAAAAAATTTGACAGAGTTAGATTTTTATGCTACTATATACTTGCAGTTAAGAATAGGAGGTGAAAAGAGTGAATACCAGGATTCAACAAATAAGAAAGACTGCGAAGATGACTCAGGATGA